GAGGTAATGAACGGAACCGCTACTTGGGGAACCTCAAGTGCTGGTTACTTAACACCTCAGAAAATTGGTACAGCAACTCAGATTGCAACAATCATCCACAGAGGTTTTGCATACGCTGTAGATGACATTGCAACATTGGCTGCTGGTGAAGATCCAATGAATGCAATCCGCAATCAACTTGCAGATGCAATCAATAAGCTAAATAGCCAAAGATTGTTCTATCAATTACATGGTCTATTTGGTACAGCTCTTAGTGCTAATGCTTCTGACTTAGCTAAAGCTGCTAGTTCTGGTGCGGCTGAAGCTAACTACTTGACTGCTTCAAACGTAGCAACAGCTAGAGCTTTACTTGGAGAGCGTGGTGATGAGCTAGATACTCTTATTGTTCACCCAAATGTAGGTTTCTATCTTTATCAGGTAGGACTATTAACCTTCTCAACTTCTTCACTAACTTCTGGTGGAGCTGTGACTTGGGGTGGTGGCGGTGCTGGTATTGATGCAAGAAGCATTGGTACTTTTGCTGGCATGAATGTCATCATGGATTCTCAGGTAAACGCTGTTCAACCTGGAGCTTCTGGTCATATCAAGGAGTACTACTGCTACTTGGTTAAGTCTGGAACAATCATGGAAGGTGTTCAGCAGGATCTTAGAATTGAAGCTGATAGAAACGTGTTATCAAAACAGGATGTACTTTCTGTTGATTACCACACTGCGTATCACGTTATGGGTACTAAGTGGGGTAATGCTGCTGATAACCCAACCAATAGTGTTCTTGGTAACAAGGACAACTGGACTGCAACTTATGATGCAGACCTAATTCCTATGGTTCAGCTAACAGTTAACACACCACTAGACACATCAACACTTTGATCTAGTGTAAGTTTGATCTTCCATAGATCTGCATGAAAAGCCCTCATCATTTATTTGGTGGGGGTTTTTTATGACGCTAGAATAAAAACAATGTTTGGTAAATAAACGTGGCAGCAACTATTCACGCCACTTTGAAAGGTGAAAGTTCTAATAGTTATGTCACTTTGGCAGAAGCTAATAGTTACTTTGAAACTTCTCCTGATGATTCAACGTGGACAGACAAGTCAGATGACAAGAAAAATAGAGCATTGATTTCTGCTTGTCGTTGGATTGATAGTCTTAATTTCTATGGTGATAGATGCGATGAATCGCAAGCATTAAAATGGCCTAGAAATAACTTTCAAGTTGATGATGTTGAACTTGATTGCAGTTCAATTCCTAACAAAATTAAGTATGCACAGTATGAATTAGCAAGAGCGTTAGCTAATGACACAGATGCGATGACAGGGAATACAGGAACAGAAGGTGTTGCAAAAGAAGTCGAATTGGGTGAATTAAAAGTGAAATACAACGAAGCTAGTCTTGCTACTGGCAATGTGAACAATGTTTTTGACGTTTATCCTTGGCTGCAGTCCTATCTTGGTGCTTATTGTCTTGGTGGAGCTGGCGGCTATCAAGTACGAGTGGTAAGAGGTTAATTATGGCAAAAATTGATGATGTATTTGGAAAAGTACCAGCAAGTATTCTTAGTACTTGGGGTCAAACATTAACTTTTGTTAAAACCACAACTCCAAGAACATATAACCCAACAACGGGGGCTGTTACTGGAGCAGATACAAGCGTAAGTGTTAAAGGAGTAATTACACAGATTAATTCAAGTGAAGATGAAGGGTTATATCAAACGACTGATTTAAAAGTTGTTATTGGAGCGAATGAATTAGGAGATTATTATCCTACTGAGGCAGATCGTATTCAATATCCACAAGCAGGAGCTACCAAGGAGGGGAAAATCATCAATATTCAAACAGCGAGAGGAGATAAACCTATATTTCATACATTGATCGTGAGGCCACAATAATGTTTATTGCTTTTAATAAATTAGCAAAAGATGCTGATGAAATTTTTGCATCTTTAATAGCGAGTAGAACATTAAACACAACAGAACGTGTTGTTAAAGCACTTCAAAAAGCAGGGCCGCAATGGTCTGGTGAATTTAGTAATTCATGGGTTATTAAGACAAAAAGCAAACAAAGTCAATTACCTACAAACAGAGAAGGTTTTCCGCAGGACATTAAGGCTCCTAGAGTTACAGGAAGAGAATTGTTATCTGGAAATACTTGGCTAGTTAGGATTGAAAACATGGCTCCTTATGCTGCTATAGCTATGGATTTAGAAGAAGGGCAATTTTCAAGAGGTTTTTATTTGGGAGGCCCAATAAATAAATCAAAGTGGAAACAAGGAGGAGGAAGAAGAACGATGATGACAATGAAAAGAGGTGAAATAAATAAAGGACAAGGAGGAATGGCTAGTAGAACAGCTCCTTTAGATTGGTTTGCTAATTTCAAGAAAGGAGGTCGCTTAAAACAATTACTTTCTGAGCGAATAAATATTCCTCAACAGTATTCTTTTCTTAATAGTCCTACTTACAGAACACGTTCTGTTTCTGATTAATGAACTATCAATCTATTCGAGCACAAGTAGAAAACCCATTATTAACTGCTTTTGGAGCGTTAAGCCCTGCGGTTCCTGTCTTTTTTGACAACATTACGTCTGCACCGTTAAACAGTACAAGTGAGTATGTAAGAGTAAATGTAACTTTTGGGTTAACAAACGAACCAACTTTGACTTCTAGCGTTGATAACGCAAGAGGAGCAATTGTTATTCGTATTTTTACAGAAAAAGGAAGAGGGCCATCAAGAAATCAAACATTAATTACAACTGCTGTAGATGTTTTAGAAACATTAAATAATGGTACAAAAGGTACTACTGGAACGTATTTCAAGGTTGGTGCAATAGATGGGCCAAGCTTTTCTAGTGATGAAGATGCACCGTTATTCATGAGCAGAATAGAAACTTCTTACGTTGCCACGGTTTTGAGCTAATCTATAGGTAAATTTCTACAAGCAGCCTCATGGCCGTAACATGTTTATCTGGCACATCAGGTGCTCTCTATTACAAACCCGCAGGGACAACAGGAACTTTTGGTACTGGTGATGTAACCATTGGTACTGAGACAATGGTTGTTGAGACTTATTTGAATCTTAAAGTTGGAGATCCAGTTAAGTTTAGTGTGATTGATTCTTCTACAGGTGGATCAGGAACAGGAACCTTACCTGCTGGATTAAGTGCTGGTACGACTTATTACGTTATTACTTACACAGCAGCAACAGGAGCATTGATTGTATCTGCATCTGCTGGTGGTTCTGCTGTGAACCTAACTGATGTTGGAACAGCCGCAGCTCCTAATGAGTTTCAAGTTGCTTATTCTGCTTTTGAATCAGTTAGTCAAGTCAGCGAGTGGTCTTTTGAAATTGAAAGAGCTGAAATTGATGTAACTACAATCGGTGGTGATCCTGGTCAGTACGTTCCATTTAGAAAGTACATTGCTGGATTTGGTGATGGTTCAGGTAGTGCAACTGCTTACATGACAAACGAAGATGCTTCTCTTTCTAACCGCATGATTGAAGATGTTCTTCAGCGTCAACAAGTTGGTGCAGCATTTAAGCTTTATACAGACCGTGTATTTAGCGGTGGAACTGTAAGTGACACTCTTAGTCGTTTTATTAGCTTTGACGCAACATTAACTTCTGCTTCTTTAGGTGTTACTCCTGATGATGCACAAGCAGTAACAGTTAATTTCCGTCCTGCTGGAGTACCAACATTTGATTTTAGTCGTTCATAATAAGAACGGAATCGGAATGTTCCATAAGCCCTGCCTTGTGCAGGGTTTTTTCTTGTCTATTAGGTTAGAATAAAATTGTATAAATTTTTATCATGACATCTAGTCCTAAACCAGCAAAATCATTTATGAGGGCAATAGATCGACTTAAGAAAGCTGCAAATTTAGAAGCTACAAAAAAAGAAGTTGAATTGTCTGATGGGACAGTCTTTGAGATGTGGGTTGCCCCGTTAACGATGGCAGAAAGAGAAAGAGCACAAAAAGGATCTAAAACTGGTGATGCTAATGATTTTGCTTTAAGATTATTAATTTCTAAAGCTCAAGATGCAAACGGACAACGGTTGTTTGCTTTAGGTGAAATTGATGTATTAAAGAATGAAGTGAGAGATGCTGATCTTCAAACTTTGATGCTTGCTGTTATTACTGATGAGGAAGAACCACTTGACCCAAAGGACTAAGTAAAGAGCTTCGTAAAGATAATTTGTTAATGCTTCAATTTGGCATTGCTAAAGAGTTAGGGAAGTCTCTTGCAGAAGTTAGGCAGATGACGTTAGAAGAAATCATAGGTTGGAGTGCTTATTTTCAAGTTCTTAACGAAGATCAAGAGGAAGAAATGCAAAAAATCCGCAGACGTAGGTAAACTACGGTGAACGAAGGATTTTAATCGTGGCTATAGAATCAAGAATAGATATTGTTGTTAAAAATTTAAATAAACTTACTGATGTTTCTAAGAGCTTGCAAGCGATACAGAAATCTAATGAGCAGTTAGTAAAAGGATTGAATCGTGTAGAAAAAAGATTAAATAGTATTGGAAAAAAAGGAAGTGGTATTTTTTCTTCTATGGGTAGTGAAGCTAATGCTGCCGCAAAAGGTGTGGGAGGGTTGGCAAATGCTTTAGGCAAAATGACTAGAAAAGCAGGAGGTCGCCAAGCAGGAGGTGGTGGTGGAATTTTATCTGGGATTTTAGGTGGAATAGGAGGAACGGCTGCACTTGGTGGAATGGGATACAAAGCTATTACGGATAGCATTAATGGGATGATTTCAGGGTTAAGAATGTCAATAGCTCCTGCAACTGCTTTTGAAAAAGCTTTATATGGAGTAGGAGATCAATTAATGGCTCATCCTGCGTTATATGGAGGAGCTGCTGTTGCTCTTATGGCATTAGCAGGGCCATTGAAAAATGTTGCAGTATCAGGTCTTGGAAAGTTAGCTCAAGCTTTAAAACGAAATGGACAAGAACTTAATGGAGCTTTTAAAGCAGGAATAATTAACAATACTAAAGGGTTGAAAGATTTCAAGATTGCGGTAGTTGATGCTGTTACTCAAATGAAAAACCTTGTAGTAGGGGCTTCTTTGAGCGAATTAAATATGCACGTTGGGAATGCTCGTAAAGAGATGGAAAGTTTTTGGCACATGACAAGAGGTGCTGAAGAGGCTGCTGAAAAACTAGCTATAGCAATGGCAGCTCAAAGAAAAGAACAAGCTGCACTTAATAAGTTACTTTTGCAAGCACAAGGAAAGAGTACCGCTTCAGCAGCAGAAAGAGCAGCTCATAAAACTTCTGCTAAATACAGACAAAGACAATTAGATATGGGATGGAACTTAGGTTCTTATACAGATCAAGAAGGCCAACAACAATTTATGTGGAGACAAGCTTCTCTTGATATAGCGAAAAAAGATGTTCAATTAGCAGAAGAGAGATTACAAGCTGTATTGGCAGAAGAAAAATCAGTAGCAAGAGCTAAGAAGTTTAGAGAGATGAGTCAACGACAAGAAAGAAAAAATAGAAAAGCAGATATAAATAGCAGATTTAGAGAAAATTTAATGTTAGGCGTTGGTTTTCCAATGTTATTTGGTGGAGGTGTTGGAGCTATCGCTGGTGGAGCTGGTGGAGCAATGTTGCAAAGAAAAATGGGTACAAAAGGAGGGTTTGGTGCTCAAATTCTTCTTAGTGCAGCAGGTCAAGCTTTTGATTCTTTTGTTTCTCAAACAATCCAAAGTGTTACCAAATTAGGTCAAGCGTTAACAAGTGTTAGTGGTACGTTCCAGATGATGACGGAGAGATCTTTGTTTTCGTCTGATGCCACAAGAATACATGCTAAAAATTTATTAGATCAGGGTAAACGTACTGAAGCTGCTGCTTTGATGACAAAAGAGCTTACGAAAGCTTTAGGCCCAACAGCCGTTCAAGATTTAAAAGAGTTAGGAGAAAAAAGTAAAGAATTATCTAAGGAATGGGGCGTTCTTAAGACACAAATGGAATTACTTCTTGTAGGGCCGTTAACAGAAATGATTCAGATGTTAAGTAAAATAGTTAATCGTGAAACAGCAAAAAATAAATTAAGTAGTGTAATGCAAGAGTCTGAAAGACTTGGAGTTGGTAATTCTATTGATGCAGCTACTAAAGATGTAATAGCAAAAGAAGTATCAAAATTAGGAGGAATTGGCAAACTTGATAGATTCTTCCCTGGTGAACAAGAATTTGTAGGTGGCTTGGGAGGTATTGATGTTAACGCTCTTGATGCAGAAGCGATATTAAAGATTGTAGAAGCATTAGATAAATATAATAAATCAATTGAACAATTTTCAACAGCGTCTAAAGGTAAAATAGAAGGAATTTTGCCTTCGGCAGAAGAGACTAATAAAGTTACACAAGCTTTTGAAGAAGTTATTAGAGCACAAATTAAACTTAATGAAAGAACAGAACTTGAAAAAGAGATTGCTAATGCTATTAACGAAGAAGCAAAAATTGAAGCTAAATTAAAACTAGCGATATTAGATATTGAAGGAAAAATAACTGATGAACAAAGGAAAAGATTGAAAGACGCTATTAAAGCAGGAGAAGAAACAGAAAAAGTAAAAGTAAAATGGGAAGATATTAAGGAAACTATTGCTAGTGGTTTAACAAGTGCTGTTGAAGGATTAATAGCTGGAACGAAGTCATTAGGTGAATCATTAGCTGGTATTGCTAAATCAATTGCAAGTATGTATTTAAAAGCAGCATTTACAAATATGTTGCCTATGGCAGAAGGAGGTTATGTCTCTAATGGAATTAAACCGTTTAGTTCAGGTGGGATGGTTACAAGACCAACTCTAGGACTCGTAGGAGAAGCTGGAGAAGACGAATACATTATTCCTGCATCAAAGATGGCTTCAAGTATGCAACGTTACTCAGCAGGTGCTAGAGGTGATGCTGTAGTCGCTGGCACTGGTTCGTCTTATGCAGGTGGCGGCACAGGAGGATCTACAACAGTTTCTTACTCTGGCCCTATTCTTAACTTCAATTCTGAAGAGTTTGTTCCTAAGTCTGCTGTAGGACAAATCATTGCAACAGCCACATCAAGAGGTGCTAAAGCTGGAGAAGCTAGAACATTATCTAGTCTTCAAAATTCTCGTAGTAGAAGGAGTAATTTAGGATTATGAGCTTTATTGCTTTAACTAATTTTATAACAATTACTAACCCAAATGGGTCAGTCGCAAATATTCCTGACAAATTTCAGAACGGAAAGCATGGAACAGTTAGCAGCCATGATTACCTTTCGTTTATCTATCAAGGGGCTACTCGCAATAGATCTGGAGACAATATGACTTCATCTTTAATACTTGCAAACAGCGAACTAAGTATGAATTATGCACAACAAATTGTGCTTAATAAATATCATGTAAAAGTGGAAACTTGGCTAATGACTGAAGCATTTGAAAAAAATAAAAAATTAACAGAAGAAAATTGGCTTGCTTCTTCTATGTCATACGATCCAGAAACAATAGAAGTTATTCTTTCTTCTGCTATTGACGCTGTTGGTGCTAATGCTCCTAACAGGGTTTTAACAAAAGAACTTGTTGGTCATCTTCCTGTGACAGGTTCGCTTGCAAACAGATGAAGCCTCATCAATTAATTGGATTACCTTATCGTTTAGGTGCTGATCCTATAAAACATGGGGCTGGTGATTGTTTATCTTTGGTTCGTACAGTATTAGCAAATTATGGTTTTACTGTTCCAAAAGGAGAGCGTGATTGGTATCGAAGATTAAGGAAAAAAGACTATAGTATCTTTTTTGAAGAATTAAATAGGTGGGGAGTTGATTCACCCCCTAAACTAGGGACAATTGCTTTATGCAAATCAGATGATGGTTATGGCATGGCAACTTTTTACGAGGAAGGATGGCTGAGTTACCAAAAAACATTAAAAGGCCAAATGGTGATGTGGTCGCCGTTAAACGTCCTTATGGTAGAAGGCTGTTATTACCAGCAGAAATAGAACTATGTAAACTTTTAAATTTAACTGAAAATGAATACTGGATATTTGTAGATCAGACGGCTGCTTATAACGGAAAAAGGCCAGCAGGATATGAGTTGATCCCTGATATTAGAGCTGCTGAAGTTCTTACTTATAAAGTTTTAGTTCAAATAGGAATTGCCGTTGCAGCAGCAACAGTTTCTTACTTGTTAACACCTAAACCAAAAGAGCAAAAATCAGGTGGCAGTAGGAGAACTGCTGATTCCATTGGTAATTCTAAATTTGCTCCTCAATCAACTTTTGACTCAATACAGGAATTAGCAAATATTGGTGATGCAATTCCTCTTGTCTTTTCTAATTCAACAGAAAAAAATGGTTATGGAGGTATCAGAGTTAACTCTCAACTTTTATGGTCACAGTTTGTAAGTCTTGGAAAATATCAACAATTAAAAGCTTTAACTTTATTTTCATTAGGTTCAATTGATGGCGAACCTGATTTTGAAGGTTATGCAGTAGGAGACACTCTTTTAAATACTTATAACTCTCATAAAGTAGGACTTTATTTTAAGAATGGAAGTAATACCAGTAATAACAGAATTGCCGAGTCGGATAGATATTTAGAATCTCAATTAACTTTTCCGTCAAATGATCCCTTTGAAGTAGGCATACCAGATCGTCAAAGCAGCGATAGTAATCCCACTATTACAAGTAAGGCATTTAGTGGAGCAAGAAACCCTACAACACAAACAAGATTTGGTGCTTATTCACCTTTCCCAAATGCACAAGTTTGTCGGTTGCCTTATGAACTAATAAGAACAGCAAGAGGGGCAACTAAAGAAGCTGGTCGAGATTCAGATAGAAAAAGAAAAAAAGTTGAATTTGCGTATTGGCCTACAAGATCTGGCTTTATCTCAGCAACAAATGGAGGGAATGTTGGGAGTCAGATTTTTTATCAAATAGTTGGAACAGATTCAGGAGAATCTAACGGCTTGCAACGTGTTTATAACCATGAAGATGAAAATGCAGATGCTTTTAATTACAGACCTCATGGAGTTGATGACGTTGACAGCATGACAACGGCAATCAGAGAAAATTCAGACAGTATGTTTGCTGTTGGAGAGCAATATTTAATAGGTACAGCAATTGCAAAATGCACTTACATTTCAAGACCTGATCCTTGGAGTATAGATAGAACAAAAGCTTATAGATTTGAAATTACTGAGGCTGGTGATTTAGATGTTCCTGTTAATAATAATCTTGGTACGCATTGTGCAAATCCTGTTTGGTTTGATCCTCCCGGTTCTGGTAATGATAAAAATGCAGCATATAGTTTAAGCGATACTTCACCTGTTTTATATCAACAAGAGATTAGCAATACTATCCTTAACCGTTCAAGAGGTCATAGGGATCTTTATTACAGTTGGAATATTTATACAGGCCAAAGAATTGCAATGGCAACAGTATCAAATAATAGAAAATGTGATGTTACAGAAATTGGATTGAAGAGTCGTGTTTATAAACATATACGCTTTGCAAATATAGACAGTCAACCAGATGACAATGCTTTGCTTCGTGCGTATGAAGACAGATCTCAAATTACATTAGGACAGATAGATCGTTATATCACAAGGTTATCTTTTTTCATGTTGCAATATAGAGAAGTTGGCGGATCAGGTTGGGCTGATTTAAAAAATACTTTTGGAAATAATCACACAGGTTTATTTGCTGTTAAAGGAAACACGCCTGAATTTCAGTATAACTATATTAGTATTTCTCATCCTGACAATACAAAACAATATGAATATAGATTTAAGCCTTACCCCGGAAATTACATAACAAGAGGTAACAATTGGAATAAATATGTAAATCTTTTACAAACACCTTCTGATGGAAATGCAAATAAAGCTCATTTTGAATCTCATGGGTTTGATATAACTTTTTCAGGTAATGAAAGTTATTACTTAAATAATTCAACAGAAGTATTAAGCAACCCTGAATGGCAAATAGGAGCTACAACTCAAACAATTTCTGGGGTTGTCAAAGGTTTAACGAATGACAACAGATCTAATTGGCAAAGTAGTTCAGCTTTTAACGGTAGACCTACAAATACTTATTGGTACACAGTTCAAGAGGACATAAGAACGGCTGATCGCATTATTATTTATCAACAAAATGCAACTAATCCGTATGTTCCTGTTGGACAATATGGCTGGTCATTGTATTGGGATAAAAGAGAATATCAAGCTAAAAATGGAGGACATGACCCCGGCCCCGGAGTTGGAAATTGGCAAGATGTAATTTTTAAAATCCCCGGAGATCCGAAAAGATATAGACCAGATCAAAGCAGTGGGAACCACCCAGACGATAAGTACTGGTATTTTTATGTAAAAATTGAAGCTCAAAGAACAGATGTTACGCCTGTTCATTTTCAAGGAACTGTTTCAGTTATTGGAGGCAGTGGAACGGCTGGTACTTTAAAAGTAGATTTAACTGTTTATAAGCAAGCTTATACAGATAGCAGTGGGAGTACTCAATATTATTACTATGCAGAATGGACTCCTAGTTCAACTTTTCAAGGAATAGGATTCAAGAACGGCGACATTGCTTATCTTCCTAACAATTCAGATGTTTCGGGAGTGGGCTTGCCTGACAGAATACAAGTTCAATTAGAAGTTGGATCTAGGGAAATAAGAATTGACGAAAAGAACTTAAATCCTTATGACGTTGTTGCTGATTGGAATGTTTATGAAGGGGATGAAAACAGCAATAGAAACGAACCTGAACACGAAATAGTGTATGTAAATGAAATTGTCAAACCAGTAGGGAACAATAATAATGCTGCTGCTAAATATAGCGGTTTGGCTTTTGCAGGTTTAAGAATTAATAGCTCAAAAGAGTGGACAAACTTTAGTCAATTTTCAGCGTATTTTAAAAAAGGAATAAAAATTGAAAGATTAATAAATGGAGGGACAGGAGCTTCTAATCTTTTCCCTGAAATTGCTTACGCTTTGCTGACTGATAAAGAAATAGGAGCTGGATCGTTAGTTGGGACAAGTTCAGTAGACAAAACATTTATGACTTCAGCCGCTAAATATTGTCGAGCAAATGATTTCTTTTGGGATGGAACTATTTCATCTAAATTAAATTTAAGAGATTTTATTTTTGAACATGCTGGTTATTGTTTACTAGATTTCACTATTATTGGAGGCAAATTTAGCCTTAAACCTTCTGTTCCTGTTAATGGGAGTGATGAGATAGATAAAACGATTTTACCCGAAGTGAAGGCGTTATTTACCGATGGAAATATCAAAGATTTGCAAGTTAGTTTTTTAAGTCCAGAAGAAAGACAAGTTTTTAGAGCTGCTGTTATTTATCGAGAAGAATCTATTAATGGATTTCCTGAAACAAAATCTGTTCTTGTTAGGTCAAGGCAGGGTGCAACAACTGATCCAATTGAAACCTTTGACATGTCTGGATTCTGCACATCTTTAGAACAAGCAAAAACATTTGCTTATTTTGCAATTAACACTAGACGTTTAGTAGATCATGGATTGACATTTAAAACAGCTCCACAATATGTAGAAGGTCTGTCTCCCGGCGATTATTTCAGATTGGTTTCAGAAGTAACTCATACAAGTCGATTTAGAAACGGAGCGAAATTAGAAGATGGAACAATTGTTAGCAAAGATGATATGACTGGATCTGAATCTGTTTACTATTGGGAACCCGGCACTGTAGGAGTTCAATCATCAACACTTTCTCAAGCTCCTAATGGTGTTTTGTTTACTGTTAAAAACACAACAACAGAAAACAAACTTTATAAATGTGAAACGATTTCTTATGCAGAAGACGGTTTAATTGAACTGTCGGGTAGCTATGCTCCTATTGAAACAAACGGTCAGTTATCAGTTATGCAAAACTGGGATGCTGGTGGTTTTGAAGTT